TGGTGTTACAGCAATAACTGCCCCAGTTCCATCCATACGTCCTGTTGTAAATGCAACATCTGTTGCATATTCTACTGTTGTTGGTATAACTTCGTTAGTTTTTTCAGTAGCATAATTAATTGTATATGCTGGTGCATTAACTGGTCCATTAGATTGAACTGCACTAAAGTCATTTACTAAATTACCAGCAGCGTCTTTAACTAATGTATTATCAATAAGCTCTACAGTAACAAAACTGTCTTGAGAAGCAGTAAAATTGATTAATACATTGTTGCCACTTGCTATAACAGTATAGTCTTCATCAAATGTTAATTTTTGTCCATTTCTATCTCTAACTACAAATGCTGTACCTGCTTTATCACTAACACTAATTGTAGTTAATGGTTCATTGAATGGAACAGTAACTGTGTTGCCGGTTACTTCAAGTACTCCGCTGGCTGGCATTACTAAATCAGCACTTACTTTGTCAGCAGGAACTGTTGCTGCCATAACAAATGGAGTATTATATGCATCTTTAGTTATTGATGGGGTTGTTACTGTCTTTACTTCGAAAGCTACAGCAGGTGTTCCATATGTCTTTCCATCTGCATTTATTTCATCTGATAATGTTAAATTGATTCTTCTATTTGCTGAATCCACTTTAGCATCTGTTACATATAATCCAGGAACTGCTGTTGTGCCATCTGATGCTAATACAATTTCGAAATCTCCTGCATATGCTTCAACTGGAAGATTGCCAGTTGTTGCATTTAATTGAATTCTTATTGTATTTTTGCTTCTGGATTGTACGCTATCTACTGCTGCAAGAATACCCTTATCAATATCAGTAAGTATTGTAGCTGTACCCCTCTTATTTCCTAATAAATCTGTTATATTATTTATTATCATTCTTTTTTCAGTATTGAAATAATTTGCAGCAGTAAGTTGTGTTGAGCCTACATACCAAGAAGCTGGCAATGTAATAGTAGCTACTTTCAAGTTATTTGACATAACAACATCTGCACCACTTGGGAATGCAATGTATAATCCATTGTATTCGTAAGTGTAATTTGATAAGTCTGCAGCTGTTGCTGGATCAACTGCTTTTGAGAAAGTTATAACCAAGCTATTATTTGTCGGTATAAATGTAGCTTTTTGAACACTTGGTTTTGTTGTATCGTCTACTCCAATTTTAAACTCTTGAACTAGGTTAGTATTTTCCTGTGGTGATAAATCTGGAAAATCTTTAATTGTTACAGTATATGGTGAACTTGAACTTGGGAATGATCCAAGAATCTTAACTTCACTCATAATAGAGTTATTAGCACTATCTGTATTATATTGTAGACCTGTAACTGTTACCTTATATCCATCTTTGTCAGTTACAACAACCTTGTTATACCATGAAGTAGGAATTAATACATCCTCATCAAAAGTGGCAATAAATGCACCGTTTTCATTGTATAATTCTGGTACAACGGATTTTATAGTAGGTCTGGTTATATCAGCATTAGCTTTTACCTTTAATTCAACTTTATCCATTGCATTTCCATAGTAGTCTTTTACACCTTCAATATAAACTGTAGTTTCTACTAATGGAAGAGCTTTTGTATGATTTGCATCATAAAAATCCGCATAAACGTAAGATTTATCAGCTAATGTGTACACGCTTGCTTGTTTCTTTACTACACCATTCATCCAGTAAATTTTTGCATTGCTAACATTAACTGCTTTATTAAACTGAAGTTCAAGCATATTTTGCTCTGCTGCAGCTACTTCTTTTATTTCTGGCTTTGCGGTATCTTCAAGAACAGTGAACTTAACGTCTGGTGCAACTGCTCCAAAACCTGCATAGTCCTTAACGGTACCATTAACAAAGTTCATTGTATGCTCACCAGCTGATAATCCTGCAGCTAATGTGAGAGTTATATTATTTCTTGAAATTGAAACTGGTGCTGTAGCATCTCCTACAACTGCCTTGTTATCAATTCTATAGTTAGAATAAATCTTAGCTGAATTTAGAGTTCTATCAAGTGGTTCATTGAAAACTAATTTTAATAATCTGTTTCCTATAACTTCAACATTTGTTAATGTAGGAACTTCTGTATCAATAAATGAAATCTTTTGATCTACAATTGGTGCCATTTCTTTCCCATCAACTGATTTAATTCCACTTAGTGAAATTTTTCTAGTTTGCTGTTGATTTGAAACGAAGGCTTTATCCTTGAAGAAAACAACTGTTTTTCCATCTTCGGACAATGTAAAACCATCTTTATTATTTGCGTCTAACTTAATTCCATCATATTTAAAATTAGCTAAATCAATAGATTTCTTATCAACTGCAGTATTAAAAGTTACCTTTACTTCAGCAAGGTTAATAGCACAAAATTACCTATTTCTATGTATAACAAAAAGCCCTGAACCCCACTTAAATCAAAGGTTCAGAGCCTTCTTATATTCCTAAATTAGTCTTCATTCATATAATGAGTATCATTATGCATACTGATAGGTTTTATAAGCTTATTATTCATAATGGTTTTCTAATGATTTTTGTTACTCAAATGTTTTATTCGCATTTTATATATCTTATATTTAAATCATTACTGATCTTGTGGCTCTATTATTTCATCCTCTTCAAGAATTTTAATCATTTGAATATGCTCATCCTCATCATAATCTTTTTCTAATTTCTGAAAACCAAACTTTTTATAAAGGTTAATTATGTACGGTATATCTTTACATTCTAGCATGATGATTCTACCAGCTAGAACTGCTTGTCCCTTAAATACAGTTGAAAGACAATATTGCATAATCTCATTTCCTGAAATTAATTCTTTAAATAAATCATTCTTACCTACTTGTCCAATTAGAATTGTTGGAAATTCAGTAATCTTTTCCCCTCTTATTTTCGAACTAAAACCATCAAGAAATTTCGTCTTACGATTCGATAGTAAATCTTCAGGTATTTTTAAGACCTGCATTGCTAAGGTAAAGTAAGCTAGAACTTTGAACTCCTCTTCATCTTCATCAAATATAAGATAGGTTCTACTTTTACCAAGTTTCTCAAATAATATTGCTCTTTCTCTTATAAAGTTTTCAATATCTTTATCCTTCTCACAATTAAAAATAGAAATGAGTTCCTGAGCTTTTTCCTCATCACTCATTTCTATCAGTCTTTTTAACGAGATAACATTTGTTTTAATTTAAGCTCACCTCGCCTTTCTTTTTCAGGCGATAAAAACTTTTTATCAATTTTAATACTCTTCGTAGGAGTGGAAACTATTCTCTCGAATGACTCCACAGCTTTTTTAGTTTTTAAGGTGAAATCTTTATTAAAAGATGATGTTGCCATTCTCGTCCCTCCTTTTCAAATAATATATTCTTGTAATACAATTATACAGTAGAAGGAGTACTAAATCAAAACTTTTATTTATTATTTTATTAGTTTCTTACTATTAATATACCCAATTGTTTTATTAATGTTAACTATTTTAAAAATTTAGCTTTTAAGTAAAAAACCCCAGACCCGTAGGTTGCTGGAGTGTGATCACCTCCCATTATAGCATAAACTATTCTTTTTCTCGCTAAATTTATTGATTCTTCAATAATGATTCAACTTCCCTCTTAAACCCATACTTCTGCAAATATTCAATCAGTGCTCCCTCCATGACTTCTCTTTGGGTTACATTCTTTTCTTTGCTAAATTCTGCAGTAAGCTTTGCCACCATATCACTCATATAAATGGCTTTGGTTCTAACAAGTCCTGGCACTACATATCTTGGTATGGTTCCATCTTCTTTAGTTCCTGATAACAACTGATAAATATCATCTCTTTTCTCATATAGAAATCGGATAAATGGAATGTATTCATCTATATCTGTCGGTGGACTTTGGGTTGTTACTACTTCCTCTATTACTTCATCTGCTGTTTTTTCCTCTACCTTTCCTATAGTCTTTACATAATTATTTTTATAAGCATTCCACTCATAACCCTTATTAGCCATATATTCTGCCATTTCCTTATGGTCTTTGAATCCTTCTTGTTTGGCTATTAGCATTGGGTCTGCGTTAGCTTCCTCAAAGGCAGTGATGATACTCACTACCTTTATAGGTGCATAACTTTTAGGGTCTCGGTTTAATTTGTCTACTCTATTTTCCTTTGGTACATACTGCCCACTGTCACTATCAAATCTGAAATTCTTTCTTCTCATATACATATCCAAACTCTTGTAGTTTTTATACCCTAATTCCTCTGCAGCTTCATCTCTTGTTTGAAATTTCAATAGCTCTATTATCTTTCTTACCTTTGAAGTATAAATTGGTTTATTATCACTCATCCTTTTCCCTCCTATAAAAGATTTACTGTATCGCTTAATTTATTCATGTCTTGATGTAGATATCTTGTGGTTACTGCTAGGTTTGCATGGCCCAGTAGTTTTTGAATGCTTACCACTGAAGCTCCTTTTTCTAAAAGGTTTGTTCCAAAAGAATGCCTTAACACATGGGCTGATACTTCTTTTTCAAGTCCAATCTCATCTGCAGCTTCTTTAATAAGCCTGTTGATATAGCTACTAGATACTTTTCCAGTACTTTCTAAAGCAAAGAACCTATTAGAATCTGCTTCTCTAATGTTTTTTAAATAATTTTGTAGTATGTTGCAAAGTTTATTGTTGATTGGAATGTCCCTATCCTTTCCACCTTTTCCTTCAATAATATGCATTACTTTGTTTTCTAAATCCACGTCTTCTAGTTTTAAATGAATTATCTCTGATACTCTCCCACCAGTGTAGAACATAGTCTGCACCACTGTTTTAATAACTGGCTGCCTAATTGCTTCTATAAGTGCTTCAAATTCCTCTTCTGTTAAAAAGTCTCTTTCCTTTTGTTTTACTTTTACTGGTTCGATTAGATTAGCAATATTTTTCTTAACAATATCTTTTTTCACGCAGTATTTATAAAAGCTTCTTAAGATGTAAACTGACCTACTTCTACTAGCTGTTGCTATGCCTCTCTCCTTTTGGTCCAGAAGATAATCCTCAATATCCTCCAATTCAATATCTTTTATATACATTGGGCAATTATGTTTTACACTTAAGAAATTATCAAAATAAATCAGTTCTTTTTCATATCCTATAATGGTTTGCTCTGACCTGTCTATTAGCTTCATATATTTTGAAAACTCCTGTATCTCTTGACTTAACAACATTCTATCTCCTCCTTATGTTTTGGTACTAGCATATTACAATTACGTTTCACTATTATCAAGTTAACTTTCACTTATAATTAAGGCTTGATTTATATTAGAAATTTAAGGCTTTTAGGGTTAAAAAAATAAGCCCTGAACGATTTGTCCAAGGCAAAATATTATTTATTGAATATCATAATGGTGGCATCAAAACCTGTCGATTTTAATTTTTTAACTTGTCTTTCTGCATTTTCTCTTTCTTTAAAAGAACCTGCCATCACTCGATATAGAGTTTGACTCTTTGGTGGAGAGCCAGTAGATGTTATATATTTAATTCCTAACTGAGATAAAATTGCTTTTGATATGGCTTTTACGATTTTCTCAAACTTATTATCGAATATTTGGTTGTCCCTACTATTATCAATAAACCCTATTTCTATAAGTACTGCCGGTGCTTTAGTTTCTCTTAATACATGAAAGTTAGCAGCCTTTACTCCTCTATCTGTAAAGCCAACATCCACTAAAGAATTTTGGATCTTATCAGCTAACTCTTTAGCCTTTGCCCCTTGATTTAGATAGGTATAAGTTTCTACCCCTTTAGCTTTCTCTGGTTTAAAGGCGTTTCGATGGAAGGATATAAAATAATCATATCTACCCTTCTTTTCAAAGTTACTTCTTTCCTTTAAGCTTACAGTTATATCTTTCGTTCTAGTTTCATCTACAATAACTCCATGCCTTCTTAAGATTTTAGCCACTGCTCTACCAAGATTTAATGTATCATCTTTTTCGCATCGTTCTTTATATATGGCTCCTGGATCTTCTCCACCATGCCCATAGTCCAAGCAAAGTCTCGCCATTTAATCCTCCTCCTTCTTTAATTCTATAAATACTTTCTTTAAGCTTTCTGGCACAGGAAGTCCAATCTTTGCAGCATTTTCTACTATGCTTAATCCTTCATTGGATAAATAGAAGAAGATTACTGCAGTTCTAACTGCACTCCCATTTTGGAGAATATAAAAGTCTATGATGTGACCTATCCCTACAAATATAAAGATGAGTACTTTTTTAAAAATACCTTTAAATCCAATGCTACTAGATAACTTCTTATCTAAAATAGCCACCATCAAACCTGTTATATAGTCAAGTACTACAAAAGCTACTAGTGCATAAAGCAAGCCATCAAATCCACCTAAAAACCAACCAATATATGCACCAATGGCTGCAAATATAATTTGGATGGTATGGATTATATCTTTCATGCATTTTCCTCCTTTCAGCATAAAAAATAGACATCCATTGGATGCCTTATCTTTCATGCTATTAATTTTTATTATCTTTGTGTATATACATTCTAGTCATCTTTCCTTATAACTAAGACATTCTTCATTATGTCTAATTCTAATAATTTAGAAATCACCAAATCAAGATTATTAATTAATTTTTCAACAATTGTATTCAGTTTAGAAAACTCAATTTCTGGTTTCCCTTTAAAGCTATATGCATAGTCACCTTTTAATTTATATAATTCTTTCTCTTTTTTTGTTAATCTCCTTTTATGAGTAGAAACTGTTATTTCATCAATCCCTATTAAATATCTATGAGTTTCTTTATTCCTATAATCTCGCAAAATTTTCCTCTCTTCACTAGTAATACTAGATTGTATATCATTAAATATTTCTTTTATTTCTTTGATATCTTTTTCAGTTAACCATCCAACACTTTCCATATCTTTAAGGCTTACTAGTTTATCCATCATCTTTTTAAAATCTACAATTCTAATATTAGGTATTAATTTTTGCTTTGATATTTCATTTATCATAACAGCTATATAATCTAAAATTGAGAAATATCTAGGAATTATACTTCTAAAATAGTAATTCTTAATCTCATATTTCCAATAATTACTCCAAGCAATCTCTTCTTTATCTCTAAGCTCTTTTTCTATTGAGTATGCTGAAGTTGAATAGCAATAAGTTCTTACCAATTCACGAAATGCATTATAAATAGAATACATATATTGCTGGCATATTGCATCTTTGGGATTAAATGTAGCATCAATTGATACTTCATATTTAGCACTTTCAAGGCTAGAATCAAGCAACATAATATTATATTCTCTGATCCATTTTTTAAAATAAGGTTCCATTTTTTCTAAATGCTCATCTAACAAACTATAATCCATAAATTTCACCTCTTACTGTATTTTATCATACACCTGTTATAATGAATAAATTTATTTCTAAGTCATTAGATTACCTTGTAACCACATTATTAAAACCTTTTAATTCTCGCTGAATTTTATCCATTAGAGTAGGTAAGCTTTCTCCAAAAGTTACATTTAGCTTAAAACCACCTGCTTCATAAATTTCTGTTACCTCTGTAATCCTAGTATCCATGGTAACACCCCAGTCCTTATTCTTAACTGTCACTATATCTCCCAATTTCCAATCCTTCTCATACTTAAATGGCCCTTCTGGAAGTATCTCTGATTGGAAAGTAAGAACTCTTTTATGTTCATTAAGTTTAGCTTCACCTTTCCTTGGCAAATCATCACTATTTTCTAAATCTCTTGCATCTACAAATATGATGTGTTTATCAAGACCAGTATCATCGCTTCCAACTGTTATAATTTCTCTATTCGCACCTTCACCTTGTCCTGCCACAATAGCAAAATTTCCATAGTCCAATAAACTATCTACATACTCCTGGGATTTAACATTGTCGAATTCAGGGGAGAAGATAACAGGAGGATTAATATTTTGGCTTACTGAAAAATCCCTTCCATTATATATGTCAAATACCCACTTCTTTAAATTGAAGTCAGGATAGATATACCAACCTAGTCCTAATAGGTTACTTATTATTTCCAACTCTTCTTCTAAATTTTTATATCTACTTTGCCATTTAATATTAGGGCCTCTATTCTTATTTTCAGCTATCATGAGCATAGGAAACTTCATACTGGGAATATCTAAGCAGTTCCTTTTCACATAATGTTTCATCACTGTTTCTGCATCTGCTTCAATTGTATCTGTGGCCTGGTTATCTAGTGGAATAGTAATTCTTTGTTTTGTAATAGCTCCTAGTGTATAGCCTCTTACTGTTAGGATTTCTTCTCCCTGTTCATTTGTCTTTATTTCTTTATGCCTTATAATTCCAGTCTTATATTTATCTGCTCCAAGCATGATTAATTGATCAATATTTAGCTTATCTGCATTTTGTACTTTTCTATTAGTAACCAGCTGAAACTCCCCAGGAGAGTGGTATCTTCTTAAAAAAGAAAAGGAAAGATAGTTGTCTATCTCTCCCTGTAAATCAAATTTTGGTGATAATATTCTAATTGGTTCCATTTATCTCTTCCTCAACTATCCCTACCATATATTCTGCGACAGGTATTTGATAGTCAATTGGCAGACTTTCTATAGTCCTAACTTCTGCCTTTACTAAAAATGCATACACTGGAATCATATATTTATACATCATTACTTAACACCTCCTATCTGCTCTTTTAAAACCTGTACCTCTTCAAATAGATTTGCTACTGCTTCATAAAGAGCTACCTTTTCAGGGTCAATTTCAGTTTGTGGTTCGTAATATATCTCTCCTGTGTCTTTGTTATATAGTATTTCTTCTCCTCTATTAAATGCATCTATAATTTCAGGGTATTCTACAGTAATTTCAATTTCATTCACTTTTAAAATCTGTGGTACTATCGAATTACTTATGACTCGAGTAATATTCCCACTTTCCCTATCTACTATAACTTTCATTTAAATCACCTCTTCATTAAATACCAGTCAGCTCTAAATTCTGAAAACCATACTCCCCACAGAGTTCAATATTCCTAATTGTTGCTGGGTATGATGAATTACTAGTTGTTAGTACTATTACAATTTTACTGTTCGCTGCAACAGATTCCAAATCCATAGTAATGGGAGTGTATACATCTCCTTTAACAGATGCATATCCGATTCTATTGCCATTTGAAGAACTATTTTCATAAACAGTAACAATAGCATTAACTGAAGCATTATTAGTTTTTATTTCACACTTCAATCTGTATCTTCCAGCGTACGGAACGTGTGCATAAATCGTAGCAGTACTACTTTTAGCAGTTTTAACTGGTCCAAAGATAGTATTATCAGAAGGAACTATAGCTTGTTCAATCCTCACTTTACTTGTATCTGCTACCCATAAGTGTTCGAATCCTTTAAGCTTTGGTTCTTCTTCTCCAACTTTTATTAGTCTTATTCTAACTTTGGTGTCTTTAGAGAGATTATCTTCAAATAGATATTTACCTGATATAATATTTCCTTTAATTACATTACCATCTAAATCTAATACATCTATTACATAATAAGAATTCACATTGTCTATAATCTCTAAATTAATCAACCCATGCTTTTTGAAATTTGCTAGATTTGAATAGTCTATTGTAGCTACCCCTTCATCTACTAATTCTTTTCCAGATATGATTAGACGAGGTGTTCTTTCATAAGATGTCCATGTTAAGCCTTTATTTGTAGATAAAAAGTAATTCATTTCCCCATGTGAATCTGAATACCCTGCATTTATATAATACTCTGTAGACCAACTATACAAAATAAGATAGTATTGCTCATCTGTTTTAAGAAGTCTATTCAATGGCATATCCCATGTAAAATCTGAAAATTTATCATTCATCTCACTATATCCTTGCCAATCAGGAAAATATCTTCCTATTTCCTTTGTGAGGTCTGGCAAGCCTTCATCATCAGAGCCACAAATAATGCATCTAATCATACCAATGCTATATCTTTTCAAGATCATTGTTATCTGTAAATGCTTCACATCAGTGTTTACAGTAAAGGGAATAGCTAATTGAGAGTCTACGTGTAAGTTTTCACTTGATAGACTCCCTTCAACATTATGACTAAATACATCTTCATAATCATTTTTAAGTGTATCGATATACAAATTTCCATCTTCATTTAAGCCAAGACCTTCTAATTCCATCTTGGGGATATTTCTGTGTATTGGCCACCCCTTTTCAAATTGTAATTTACTATCTGGAATGGAGTATATTAAATCTTCAGGTGTCCTAATAAATCCATCTCTAAGATTTCCAATCGGTACAAAGGTCTCATCTTTAATCCCGTTATACCAAGTTTGCCATTCATCCTCAAAGGCTTTTATTAAATGAGAAGTATCTACTTTTATAAGCGAATTGACAATTCCACATACATCTTCATTAAACCTTTCATCCATTACTTCTGTTTCTCCGATAAAGGACTTTCCTGCAATAATTCTTATTTGTGCAAGTGATATCTCATATATGTTTTCATCCCTCATAAGTTGTGGTGCTATCGGTTCTTGAGCTGGAATCCCTTTTAATACAAAGGCCCTAACATATCTATTATCAAGGGTTTTATCTAATCTGATTATAATCCTATCTATTCTATTTAAGTTTGGATCTGCTGCATCTAAAGTAAGCTTCAAAGGTTCAGTATCAATCTTATATAAATATCCTTCCAGCCAAGCATAGCCTTCTTTAATCTTTACACTCATATCAGTTCCATCTGTAGTTACTCGAAGGTTTTCTCCGCCATTAAAAATACCACTGGTTACCAGCTGCCTAAAATATTCTGCAAACTCATCAGCGGTATAATATCTTTCATCTTCTCCATCTATTGAGTCAAAGAATCGAAACCTTTCAGCCATGAATTTCCTCCTTTCTAAAGACCGATGTATCTATTTTTCCACTTTACAATAACTTTCGTTTTTACACTATCATTATTACTTTCATAGCTTAAAATATTCTCCCCTGGTAAAAGACACCAAAAGGTGCTATCCAAATCTATATAGTGAAATACATTTTCCCCATTAATTCTTACATACTTCTCTCCAAAGGCAGTAGATACTGTTAAGATATCATCTTCTCCAAGCTCTCTGTTTACCTTTATGGATTCTCCAGTTGTTAAATTTGTTACTGTAGGATTAATAGCAGGGCCCCTGAATTCAATAGTAACTGGAGTAGAGACATCTCCTTCATTTACTGCCTTTCTTTTAAATCCTCTATCAGAAAAGCTGGTAGGCAAAAATAATCTAAATTTAAGTCCACCCATAATATAAGACATCTCTCTACTTTCATAATAAGTATCAAGCCAAAATGGCTGATGGCAAAGTAGATGTAATAAATACTTTTGATAATAAATTCCTTTGTTGCCTTCACCACTAGGGAAAACTGGTGTATTTTCTACTATGCCTTTAATTTCCTTAACCATATCTTCATGATAGTAGGTGATGATTACTTCTCCAATCTTTGGGTTTAATACTCTTTGCATTTTTCTCCTACATTTTAAGACCTCATTAGGATTATACCTAGTAACAATTACTCCTTCAATGGAGATGGCTCTACTTTCTAGCATATTATCAATATAAGTAGAGCCATCTTGTTTAGGTGATTTTTGACTTTCAATTGTAACTGGAATATTTCCAACTCCATCTAATATTTCTAAAAAATAAGGAGATTGATTGCCAAGGGTAATGCTTTCTCCATTTTTATTAGTAATAACAACTTTCTCCATAACACACCTCCTACCATTCAAGAGCAAGTTGTCTTGATGCATTTTTAATTTGTCTTGCTGTTTCAGATGGGGTTAACGGAGTAGAACTGTTGATAACTATGTTTTGAGTTATACCTTTATCCCCAGAAAGCATCTTTTTAGTCACATTATCGTTATAAATCCTACTTCCTCTTGGAAGTTCTACAAGCTCTGGTCCAAGTTCTCCTACCATAGTAAACCCACCTTGGAAGAAGCTAGTTCCGCTAAAGTTAGAATCTGCTCCCCCACCTGAAAATACTCTTTTTACTTTTTCCACAATACTAAATACCTTTTCTTTTACCTTTGTGGCATTCCATTCTTTTATCTTTTCTATTCCTTCTGATATTTTACTTTTTACTTTACTAATACTACTAGATACAGAAGTTTTAACTGCTTCCCAATTTTCAGAAGTAGATATCTTTATATCTTCCCATCTTTTGGTGACATCTTCTTTAATTTCTCTAGCTTTAGTAATAGTATCCTCTTTCATAGAACTCCAGCTATTAGCTAAGTTCGTTTTTATATTTTGCCATTTTTGAGATGAATCTTTTTTAATTTCTTCCCATCTCTTTATTACATTTTCTTTTATTTCTCTAGCCTTAGTGGATACATCACTTTTCATAACCTGCCACTTTGTCTTAATCTCTCCTGTTTCCCAGTCTACTTGGTTGACATGTTCTTTGGCTTGAGTTTTAGCTTCATCTACTACTTTCTCATGCATATCTTCTGCTTTTTTAATGGATTCATCCTTTTGACGAGTAGCTTCCTTAATTAACTTATCTGCTTGGTCTTTAGTAATAGTTTTGGATTCATCTCTTTGTCTGATGATTTCCTTAACTACTTCTTTGTATTGTTCTTCTGCTGCTTTAATGGTTTTATCCTTTTGATCTAAACTATTTTTAACAACCTCTGCAGCTTGCTTTGCAGTAATCTCTCCAGCTTGGGCCTTCATCCTTTCCATAATGGCCTTTGCTTCTACTTCATTTTCAGATAGAACCTTAATTCCTATATCCACCATTTTCTTTTGAATAGAATTTATTTCTTCCTGCTCAGATTTAGTTAAGGCTCTTTTTTCACTGGAAGCCGTATCAAGTATCTCTTTTATCCTTGCTTCACCATCAGAAATTTCCTTCTTTCTATTTTCATAACCTTCCTGCATATTATTTAAAATCTGGTCTTGCTCTTCTTTTGAAAGAGAAGTACTGCTAGTTACAAAGTTTTGTATCTTTCCTAAAGACTCTTCATGGTGCTTATCTAGTCCAGCTTGAATGTCACTTGCCATTTGTGAGAAGTTTGCTGTTATCCCGTCTGCCATTTCTTTAGTTACTTCCTGACCACTCCATGAAAGTTGATTTAAAGCTAAAGTTGCTTCATCGTTTAATTCTAAAAACCCTCCTACAGCTTTCTTTGTAGACTCAGATACTTCATCTCCAAACAACTCTATAGTAGGAATACTTTCTTTTGAAAGATGTTTATATAGTGCAATACCTGCCACTGTAGCAGCTCCAATTCCTAAAGTCCATGGATTTAAAAGTAAGGCTCCAGCTTTAGCAGCTATTCCTGCTGCACTAAATCCAGTAGCCATTCCACTAGTAGCAACTGTGACTCCAGCAGTTCCTGTTTTTAATCCAGCTAAAGCTATTGATACTTTTGAAAAAGAAGTAATAACAGTACCTGCTCCACCTATAACCTTTCCACCAAGGATTAATAGTGGGCCTATAGCTGCTGCAAGTGCTGCTACTTTCACTATAGTTTCCTGAGTAGCAGGATTTAGATTAGCAAACCATTCTACTACAAGTTGCAGCTTTTCAACTAAGGTTTGTAGATGTGGAACTAAAATCTCAAATATCTGTATTCCTAAACCTTCAAGAGCAGATTTTAATTTAGTAATTTCCCCTTGAAGATTATCCTCCATAGTTTCAGCCATCTCTTTTGCTACACCGTTGTATTCCTTTGTAGCTTGAGTAAGTTTTTCATAATCTTCAGGACTTGCATTTATGATTGCAAGCATTCCACTCATTGCTTCTTTTCCAAATATAGTAGCTGCATATTGGGCCTGTTGTTCTTCAGAAAGTCCTGCAAACTTTAATCTTAATTCATCCATCACACCTTTAAATGGAAGCATTTCTCCATTGGCATCTGTGATAGAGATGCCTAATTGGCCCATAGCAGCTGCCATTTTATCTGTTGGATTGGCTAGGTTTGCTATAGCTGTCTTTAGAGAAGTTCCAGCCTGAGAACCCTTAATTCCTGCATTGGCCATAAGTCCTAAAGCAAGGGCTGCATCTTCTGCAGAATATCCCAATGCACCAAAAAGAGGAGCCACATATTTAAATGACTCCCCAAGCATTGCCACATTTGTATTTGAATTACTGGATGCACTAGCTAGTAAATCTGCAAAGTTTGAAGCTTCTTTTGCTTCCATTCCAAAGGCAGTAAGGGCATCGGTGACAATGTCAGAAACCAAACCTAAATCTTCACCACTGGAAGCTGCAAGCATCATAACTCCATCTAAACCATCAAGCATCTGATTGGTATCCCAGCCAGCCATGGCCATATACTTTAAAGCTTCGGCAGATTCAGATGCACTAAACTTTGTGGTAGCACCCATTTCCTTAGCTTTTTCCTCTAGCAATTTTAAATCATTACCTGTAGCACCACTTATAGCCCCTACTTCACTCATACCAGCTTCAAAATCAGACCCTACTTTAACTGCAGCAGCACCAAGTCCAACTAGTGGAAGTGTAATCTTTTTAGTTAAGTCTTTACCTACCTCTTCCATCTCTTTTCCTACATCTTGCATCTTCTGACCAACAGGCTCCAGTGCTTTACCTAGTTTATAAAAGCCTGAAGACTGAAGTTCTATCTCCTGGTTTACTTTCTTTAAGTCCTGCTCCATATAGGCTAATTGTGTCTTTGCCTTATTTAACTTTATCTCTAAATTCTGTGTAGCTTTGGCATCTTTTCCTTTTGTCTCTACTGACTTTTGATGGGCTTCTTCTAAAGCCTTTACCTTTTGCCTTTGAAGTTCCGTTTGTTTTGTTAAACTATCTGATTTTAGTTTAAGACTATCTAATCCTTTTCCATGCTTTCCCATTTCAGCACTGGCAAGCTTAAACTCAGATTGAACCTTTCTCATCTCTCGATTTAAACTACTTACCCCATTTTGAAATCCAGTAGAGTCAAGCCCTACCACTACATTTAATTTCCCTATTTCCTTTGCCACTTATCTCACCTGCCTTTGGGCATAAAAAATACACCTAGGATTTAGGTGTTATAGTATTTCATCAATATATACTTTTTCATTTCCTAACTTCTTAGTTAATAATCTCAAATAGTAGATTATATCCATGGAGTCAATTTCATTTAATGTCCAGCCTTTATCAAGAAGTGCTAGATATAGGCTATCTATAAAATCCTGGGGACCCATGGCATTCCCCTCTACTGGTTTTTTCCATCACCTGCTGTTACTTCTGACATCTCACCTACTACTTCATTAATACATTTTGTGATGGTAGGAATTAAGTCTTTAGATTGAAGTCCATCGTAGACATCATCTCTAGTAAATTGATTACCAAATAGTTCTACTATATAGTCAATTAGTTTATCTAATTCCTCTGGAGAAATGTTATCAAAATCTACTCCTTGGGATACTTCAATGGTTCTTCTAACCATCCTTGCAGATATAAAACCAGTGGTGTAGGTCTTATCTTTTTTATCCTTCTTTAATATAATCTCCATATATTAAACCTCCTGTGTTGTAGTATCTCCTGGAACCTTTTCAAACCAAGTATCAGCTCCTAGGAAATCTGCACCATCTTCATCTGCTGTGTGTTTCCATTCTCCATCATTTAGTCTTGGCATAAATGTAAGTTTAAGCTTAGGTGTTTTATGCTCTACATTGTCCTTTTTTGTCGAATAATCTTCTGCCATAGGCTGGGCCACACCTTTTAAAAGCCATACATAACGATACTTTCCATTGGATTTTAAGCTTTTAAATCCTAGGGCAATATGAGGTGGAATGTCTGCCTTGTTTTCTACAAGTACTCCTTCCACAATCTTATTTCCTAATAACTTGGCCCTTGTTGCTAAAGGTAAATCTGCTGTTTCTACCTCCACATCAATTTTTCCTAATGCGGATACAGATTCCCAAAGCTGGTCATCAGCATAGACTTCTTGAGTATTTACTGTTGGATTTATTGTTGCATTTATAGCTCCTACCATTGGTTCAGGAACAGCATAAGTTAATTCTTCTATGGTGTCTTTATTTAAAATAGCAAAATGTAAATCTTTTAATCCTACTTGTGCCATTTACATAACCTCCTTAAAAAATCTCATTACTTTGTGATATATCTTTAAATCCTCTTCATATAAATCATAAAAGTTTAATTTAGTAAAATTGGCTGTTAGCATACTTTGGTGTACTTCTTTTGCAATTTCAGTGTAATCGCCCTTGCTCCATAAATCAATTTGCACGTAGTAACCAGTAGCAATTTCTAAATCATCAGCGTGTTGTTCTGGCCTATCTAGATAAGTGAAAAAGGTGATATATGTTTCAACATTACCTGTATAAGTTTGAAATCTTACTGGAACATGAATATCTTTTAATGCTGATAAAACTTCTTTATTTATACTCATAGCCCTAATCCTTCTTTTAAACTTTTCTCAATTGTCTCCATGGCATTTTCTTTAGAAGTTTCATATCCTCTAGCCATAAAGGGATTAGCCTTCATCTTCACAGTACCAAATTCCACAAATCTACTATAAAAAACATCCTTATTAGGCCCTACTTCCACATGCTTTGCTCCATCCTTATTCTTCACCCTAGATACATTTATGCTTTCCTTTAACTTTCCAGTTATTATTGGTGCTTCCTTTTGAATGGCTTCTTTTACTACATCTCCAGCTTCCCTTAATGCTTTATTTTCAATTCTAGAACCAGTCTTACCAAGCTTTTCAATTTCAGATAACAAATTCTCCATTCCTTCTAACTTCATATCAGCCACTCTTATCCACCTCCAATGCCTTAATTTCCATATACACATTTTTGTATTTAATATTATCAACGGCAGTGATGTTATATTGTTTCCCTTGAAAGAGTATCCTCATAGAGGTGTCTATATTTTTAAGGTAGCGAATAGTAAACTTAACTGTGTTTTCTCTTTGCACTGTTGCAGCTTCAAAGTATTCTCTTCCATGAAGATTGGTAACAGCTGCCCATACAGTTTTAAAATCCTTCCAATCTTCAACTTCAAAGCCATTCTCATTGGTGGTGGTATTTAATCTTTGAAGGGTAATTCTTTTATTTAGTTCACCTGGATTCATTCCACCATCTCCTCTGGATAACAGTAATTAAGCTGTGTAAGCATACTATCAATTACAGGCCTTATCTTTTGGCCTACCTTTCCAGCAGTTAAACCTCGGTTTTCATACCAATCTACTACTAGAACTAAGCAAAATAGCCTAGCTAAAGGGTTTGTACTATCAAAGGTTTTTCCTGTGGCATTTTTAAGATACTCTTCTGAAGCATTTATTAGGGATTCTATTAAACTATCATCTTCATCTCCATCTACTCTTAAATATTCTTTAGTTTCTTTTAGTGTAATTAGCAAGGCTTATCACCTCCAAAAGGAGTGGATTTCCCACCCCTTAAGCTCCAGTTGTTGAAATTGTAAGCTTTCCAAATACTGCTGCATCTGTATCCCATTTCACACAATCATCTCTTGTAATGGTTCTAAGTTCAGTAGTATCTCTTCTCCAAGCGTCTCCACCAGTAGTTGTAGAAGCTAGTTCATAAACTCCTTGATTAAATAGAACCATTAATTCCTTAAAGTTTCCAACTATAAATGGAGCTTTTACAGTGGTAGTTCCAGTGGAAGGTAATGTTCTATTGGCTACTACTGCAATTGGTCTGCCTTTGAACAGTTTCTTTCCAGTCTGAGTAATATCATCTTGAAGAAGTGGTCTACCATTACCATCTTCCTGTTCATCTAGCCATTGAAATCCATCTTGATTGGTAATGATTGTACTGGATAGACTTAATGCAGGATCTAAATCTACATTTAATACTTTCTTAATAGCCTTAATGTCTTTTAAATCTTTACTGGATAGAGACTTTAATATCTCTATAATTAAACTATTTTTAGTCACCACATGCTTTTTGGCTATCCATCTTGTTACATAGGCTATAATATTTTGGTCACTATCCTTTAATAACTCATTGGTAATTGGTAAAAACCCTGCTCTTTTTACAAGCTTATATGTTACTGGTGTAAATTTAGGATTATCCATCTCTTTAATTTCTCCATACTCATCTACTACTTGAAAAGGAACCATATCCTCGTCTTTTTCTAAAACTCTAGAACCAGATAATGCCTTTACCTTTTCAACTCGAATAATTTTAGATAAATCATTCATACTTCTCATAAGCTCATTAATTTTTGTTTGTATATCCTCTGGGACAATAATTCCCATATCCCCATCAGGGTCAGTGCTTACTCCACCTTCATGCATAGCAGCCTTATATTCATTAATAATGCTGTAATCATCTGCAGTAATTCTCTGTTTCCTTAATCCTTTTAAGAATACTCGTTTATATTCTGCTTCTAGGTCTTTATCAGTATCGCTGTTATCATTAAGTGGTGTGGCATCTTCCAAATCAAACTTTTCAGCTGCCTCTAATTCCTGCTGAAGGGCCACTTTCTTTTGTAAGGCTCTTACTTCTTCCATTAGTTTTTCAGCATCATGGACTTTATCTTCTCCTAGAAGTGCTCTTACCTTTGCTTTCTTTGATTCTAGTTCTTGAAGCATTTCTCTTAATTCTTTACTCATAATTCATCCCATCCTTTCTGAAATAAAAAAAGAGCCTAAAGCTCTAGTTCAATTAATAATTTTTGCTTTAGTAATTCTCGTTCTTTGTTCTGTCCATTCTTCTCTGATTTTGGTTCTTCAGTTAAAAACACCTTTGGTGTATTTCTATATCTTCCTAATACCTCTACATCTATAGAAGCAACCATATTCTTTTCTTCCTCTACCACATCACAAAATCCATATTCTTCACATTCTGTAGCTGTTAGCCAAGTTTCACTATCCATAATCTCTATAATCTCATCTCTTGTTAGTACCGAGTGATTTTCATAAGCTGCAATAAGGCTTTCTCGGATTTTATCTAAGTCTTCAGCTAGTTTTCTAAACTCATCTGCATTACCCATGCCTACAGTCCAAGGATTATGAATCATCATCATGGCATTTTTAGGCATAAAAATAGTATTGCCTGCCATAGCTATAACTGAAGCAATACTTGCAGCTAACCCATCAATATATATATTTTTATGTGCCTTATGTCTTTTTAAGATAGAGTAAATAGTCTGACCTGCAAATACATCACCTCCTGGAGAGTTAATGTAGATATTTAGTGTGTCTATTTCCCCAAGATTATCTAAGTCAGCTTTAAACTCTTTAGGTGTTACTTCATCTCCCCACCAAGTTTCATTTGATATTTCACCATAGAGGGTTAATTCTCCAGTAGTTTTATCTATGGCTTTAAAGTTCCAAAACCTTTTATTCTTCTTTCCCAATTTCATCACCACCTCTTTTATACTGCTCACCTGCCATTTCAATAGGCATCATATTTCCATTGATTAAAAGTCTATCTCCTCCTTCTTTAGATTCTAATTCTTCTAAAGCTCTAACTTCATTAGCTGTTAAGAAGCCTGATTGAATTGCAATTCGATATCCTTCATATCTAGTCTTTGGATCTGCTCTTAAAATGGCATTTACATTAAACTTAATGTAGTAGCCTTCTTCTAATTCCTTATTGGTGAATAGCTTATATGTTAATTCCTGTTCATAGCCAGTTAGAATATCCATTAGTGTATCTACATAAAATTCCCTTTGCTGATATTCCACATTGGTATGAGTTGCTCTATCTAGGTCATTTATTTGATGGTTCTTTATTCCAAAGGCTGCAGCTATTTGCTTTACGGTAAGCTGAGTGTTTTCTATAAACTGGGCATCTGCCATGGTTAAACTTAAAGGCTGAAATTGATATCCTATAGGAAGAAGGGATACCCTATTGGCATTTTTAAGTCCACTGGCCATCTGTTCAAATCTCTCTCTAAATACTCTTTGGGCCTCTGGGTTTAAATCTCCTATATAGTGAATAATTCCTTTGGTTTGAAGCCCAGTTTTAAAAGAGTTATTTAAATATTCACTTGCAGCTCCTGCATTTTCTATGGTGTTTTTAAGTTGTTCTAATGGAGTCATACCCAATATTCCATCGCTGGTTAGTCCCTTGAAATGTAACATCTCATCAGGATCAATCCTATACTGAGTACCTTTTTTATCGGTGTAAACATACCAAAGTCTACCTTTATGAGGTAGTAGTCCTATATCATCAATATATATTTCTACTTTAGAACTATCTAAGGGATATATTCCTGTAACATGACCTGCATTTTTACCAACTGTTTCAAATTCAATCCAAGCATAAGCATTTCCATAGATATTTCTCTGAACTTCTAAAGCCTTAAAAAAATCCCTGGCACTCATCCACGGATTAGGTCTAATCTTTAAAATTGGGGTTAGATAATGTTCTGTCGCACTTTGCCTTCCATTATTATTTTTATATACTTTAGTAGGAAGTTTACCTATGCTATCAGCCAATATTCTAATACAGGAAAACACAGTTGCTTCCTTTAGTGCATTTTTACCTTTGTAATTAAGCTCGCTATTTTCAACTCCCAATATTTCTAAAAGCCTTCTATCATTTAATGATATTTCCTCTGGTAACGCTTCAGCTTTAGGACTAAATATATTCTTTAACTTATTAAATACATTCAAATACCATCACCCCCTAACCCCAAAGTTTGTCTAGCATTTCTTCTGTTGAATACTCATTTAAGTCAAACTTACTTCCTTCATTTCTTATTGCTCTATCTAATGCCATAATTAAAGCAACAGCACCATCTATTTTTTCAGTGGATTTTTCCTTATCAGGCTTTATATTTCCAGCTGGATCGGTTCTTACATGAATATTGTCCATCATCCAGGATAGTACTGGGTGTTCACCATGGGCTATTTTCTTTTCCAGTGTTAATTTCATAAGTTCCTTTGTAGGTGGACTCATATCTTTATACCCTTGCCCAAAGGGAACTACTGTAAATCCTGCACCTTCTAGGTTTTGAGTCATTTGCACTGCTCCCCATCTATCAAAGGCTATTTCTTTAATGTTATAGTCCTTCCATAGTTCTTCTATGAATTTCTCTATAAAACCATAGTGTATAACATTCCCTTCAGTAGTTTTAAGATAGCCTTGGCTCTTCCAAATATCATAAGGAACATGGTCCCTTCTCACCCTTAAATCTAAATTCTCCTCTGGTGGTTCTATAATAAATGTTGGGGTGGTACTTCACTCCAGCATTTTTTTATATTAAAATACACTTATAAACCACCTGCCATTACTTTCGTATTCCACAACGAGAAAAAAAGAAAGAAGGTGTTTTATAAGTGTACCCTAATTATATCAAAAATCTTCTTCAAGTTGAAGAGGTAATTATTAAAAAGGTTTCACTTGAACTATCCAATACAACATTTGTTATGTTAGAAACAAAACCTCATGCTCATATCTGTCCCAAGTGTGGTAACTCAACTTCAAGGGTTCATGATTATCGTTATCAAAGGATAAAGCATATACCCTTTGGAATTAATTCATCTATTCTGATTTTGAGGAAAAGGCGTTATGCTTGCTTATGTGGTAAACGCTTTTATGAGAACTATCCTTGGTTACCCAGATATCAACGAATGACAAAGCAGCTAATCATGTATATTTGTCACCAGCTCCGAGAAACAGTAAGCTATACACATGTTGCCAAGCAAGCTAATGTATCCATACCTACTGTTATTAGAACTTTCAATCGAATTAGCTACCCTAAACCAACTAAGATGCCTAAAGTACTCTGCATAGATGAGTTTAGAGGAAATGCTGAAACAGGTAAATTTCAATGTATATTAGTCAACGGGGCTAGAAAACATGAACATGTAATTGATATCTTGCCAGATAGGACGCAGTCTCATTTATACGAATATTTCCTTGATATACCAAGAAATGAACGACTAAAAACTAAGTTTTTTGTTACAGATATGTGGGAGCCTTACAGAGACATTGCAAAAACATTCTTTAAAAATGCAAAGATCATTGTAGATAAGTATCATTTCGTTAGACAAATATCTTGGGCTATTGATCGAATTAGAAGAAGGCTACAAAAAACAATGCCTGTTAAACTAAGAAAATACTATAAAAATAGCAAAAGACTGATTCTTAAACCTTATGACACGCTAGATCATGAGCAAAAGGAAAGGTGCGACTTAATGCTTCTATACAATGACGATCTTAGAAAAGCTCATTTCTTAAAAGAATGGTTTTATAAGATTTGTAAAGAAAAGCGTTATTCAATAATTAGAAGCGAGTTCACTAATTGGATTAAAAATGCAGAGAGCTCTGGAATAAAGGATTTTGAAGATGTAGCCAATACTTATAGACGCTGGTATAAGGAAATATTGAATGCTTTTAAATATAAGTATACAAATGGTCCAACAGAAAAGGTTATAACAATAAGATTAAAGTTCTAAAAAGAGTTTCTTATGGTATAAAAAACTTTAGTAGATTTAGAAACAGAATTTTACATACATGTGGATAGTACGATTTTTTTAAATTAAATAATGGCAGGTTTATTAAGTGTGCCTAAAAACACTCCTAAATATATGTAGACATTAAAATAGCCCTAAGTCTAGTACTGGAGCACGACTCAATGGAATCGCACCCCAACACTTGACAAAGAGCCAAAAGAACTCCAAAGATATTTCTATCCTTGGAGTTCTTTTGATTATTACTTAAGTGAGTTTAATCTTTGGCTTTCTAAACCACTACCTTTTTCATCACCTATTAATTTCTTTAAATAGTTGTTATCACCATTTGTAATATTAGCATATAGATCTGCTCCTACTGTTACTTTTACTGTCTTCTTAGCATCTCCAGAACGTAATTCAAGAGTAAATGTATCTCCTCTTTCTGCCCCTTCTATTGCTAATTCTGTTGTATCGTTCTTAGTTACCTTGAAGTTATTATCTACATAACCATCTTTGTTTTCTTCAACATTGATTGCTTTGTAGCTAATATTATCTGCTGTAAAGTCTTCACCATATTGGTCTAATACTTTGTAAGCACCTTTTATATTTGCTGCAACTGTGATATTAGTAGTATTTGGGTTTACTGTCAATGTTTCTGGTCCTTCTATTGTTGTTGCTACTGCTTTTGCATCTGAAAGTAATATTGTTCTCTTAGCTGTGTTTATCATATTTTCAGGTGCTTTATCTTCACCTTTGTAAACTTTTGCTGTTACAGTTGCTTTAGCGTCTTTTCTTAGGAAGTTTGCTGTTTTAGCATCATAGAAATCTCCCCAAGTAAAGCCTTGTTGTGGTGTAGCTGATGTTGCTGGTACTGCTGGTACTGCTGCTTTACCATTGATTGTTGTTTTTATTGATACAGTTACGCCTGTAGTAGGATCTGCATCAGCAAATGTTATAGTTACATCATCTTTTTGCTCATCAGCTGTTAATGTTACTGTAGCACCTGTTTCTGTAGTATCTGCTGAGAAAATGAAACTTGAATCATTATCAATTGCAGTTCTGATTTTTTCAGCAACTGCAGCTTCATCATCGTTTTCAGCTACAGCTACTTTTACATTATTAGTTCCATCACTAATAGTGATATCTCCTCCTTGTGTAGCTGTACCACTAACTGTTATAGTTACAACTTGGTTCACTCCTCTTACTTCAGGTGATCCCGTTGTTCCTGAACTAGCTGCTACATAATCTTTAACATTAGTTATTTTGTTATCACCATCAATGTTTAATTGATTACTTTCTAATGTTAAATAATCTGCAGGTATAGTTACTGCTTTACCATTGTAATCTGCTGTTACTTTAACTTCTTTTTTAGCTGGAATTTCTAATGAACCTGCATTTTTTGTTGTCATTCCATCTTTTAATTCACCATCAATTGTTGCTCCTGTTGGATATTGTGAGTTACTTGTAACTACTTGTAATCTTGGTAATTCTTTTACTTCAAAGTTTTTAACTGCTGTAATGTCTACAACTGTTAATGCTACATTTTTCTTTGAACTTACTGGTGTGTAGTCAAAGTCTGCATCTTTAAAGTTAGCAGTTCCAGCCTTATTATATCTAATAATCTCAAAATCTAATGCCATGTTTGATTTTGCTGTACCTGTTACTTCTTGTTCTGCCACTAATGTTAACGTGTTATTACTTGCTGCTGCTTTTATTTCGAAAGCATCTTTGTTTTTAAGCTCAACATTGTTAACTTTAAATACTCCATCTTCACCTTTATATGTTGCTTTGATTGAGTATTTATAGTCTTTTAGCTCTGTTCCAGATTGGAATTTATCTTCTTCAGCTGCTTCAAAGAATTCATAAGCTAGTTCTTTAGTCATTTCTCTTCCATATTGGTCTACGAATGTGAAACTATTAGTAGCATCTTTTGATAATGTTATTGTTGTTTCGCCTTTTTCTACTAATGTATTATCAAAGTCTACAGATTTGATTCCTACTGGTCTTGCTTTATCTGCTACATTTAGCATGATATTTGATGCATTTCCACCTACTACTACTGTAGTTAATGAAACTGGTCTATCAAGTCCATCTGTAGTTTCTGATTTATCCCAAGCATATGATGCAGGGTCTGGAATGTATAATAATTTAGCTGTACCGTCGTTGTTTTCTTTTAGTATTAAGCTTCCTGTTGATGGTTTGTTTAATTTTAGTTCGTTTATTCCTGCTTTTCTTGCTAAAGTTGTGAAGTTAGTGATTTCTTGGCCACCAGCTTTTGCTTCAAATGGTATTTCTACTATTTCTCCTTCTGCTATTATTCCTGAAGGATCTAGCATTTCAAAGCTATCTAGTATTGCTACATCACCTACTACTATATTTTTAACTGTTTGCTTACCAGTTTTCTTAGCTATAGCAGTGATGTTTACTTCTCCACCTTTATCAAGGTTCATTCCTGGAGTTATTTCTACTGCTGAGTAGTCTACTCCATCTATTACTAGTTTCGTTACTTCTTCTGATGCTTTTTCTATTAATAATGGATTATCTGAAACAAAAGTTACATCAGCATCTGAAACTTTGTCTGCTGGATAAACATTACCATTTTGGTCTAGTGCTTCAAATACCATAGAATATTCTCCTGCCTTAAATCCAGCTGGTAATTCTTCTACTATCTTTGAAGTACCTTTTTTAACAAATCCTGCAATTTCTAAAGTATCTAATGATCTTGCTTGACCTATTGTTAATTCTTTTTGTACTGAGATACCATTTTTAGTATCTACTCCCGTGATGTATACTTTCTCGTTGAACATGAACTCATTACCGTCACCTTTTGTTAACGTAAGTTGTCCCGTTGTTCTATCTGCCTTTACTTCTTTTACACTTGCCGTCCAAGTGATATTTGTTGTAGCTCTTACTGATTCACCATATTGGTCTACTACATCGTAAAATGCAAATGCTTGTTTTCTTTCTTGTCCTTTTTCATCACTTGTTAAAGCAACGTCATTCTCTATTACTATTTTAGCTGTTTTTTGATCAGTTACTTCAACAGTTCCTGTAGCTTTAAAGTCTGCATCTGCTTTAGATGTAGCTGTTACTGTGTAAGTTCCTTTTACTAGTTTACCGTCAGCTTCAAATGTTGCTACTTTGTTTTCTTCACTCCATTTGAAAGTTCCAGCTACTTTAGTAGTTCCTCTAGTAACTGCTAGTTCAACATCTTCAACATCTGCTGCTTGGTTGAATGTTACTTTAAGAGTGTTAGCGTTAATAGCACTTATTTTTCCACAAAGTTTTCCATATATATCCAA